TAGCGCACCTGCTTTGGGAGCAGGGGGTCGTGGGTTCGAATCCCGCTACCCCGACGAAAAATTCAAGTCAAGAAAAATTGAATGGTGTTGAGCTGATACAGTTTGTATCGGCTTTTTTCGTTTATGTAAATTAGACACAATTATACCCCGTTTTGGGGCAAATAAAGAGGGTATTTCTTTGAACTATCTTTGAACAAGTTTCTCTATTTACATTCGTTTAGGGGAAATTAAAGCAATTTCCTATCAAATAACCCCGATTCAAGCTGTTTAATGCATTTTTAAACCTTTAAAAAACATTAAAACAGTATATGGCAACATTTAAAGCAGTTGTTTTCCAAACTGGAAAACACATAAAACTAGATGGAACATCTAATATAAAGATTAGAATATATCATAATAGAGAGTCACAGTATATATCTACCGCTTATTATATCCGCCCTGAAAACATGGACGAATCCGGAAGAATCTTATCGGGAGTGACAAACGGAGAAATGATAGAATACGAAATAAATGCGTATATCCAGAAGATCCGGAGAGAATATTTAAAATTGGGGCAAGATAGAACACAATTCATGTCTTGCATGGATCTCAAGGAGGAAATAGAAAAATCTCTCGCTCCTGATGCTGAATTTATAGACTTCGTAGAATTCGCTCAAAACATAGTAATTCAGACGAAAAAGAAGAAAACAGCCGAATGGTACAGCTCTTCTATCGATACTCTATGCTGGTACACGAAAAGGAAAAAGATAGATATTAAGTTAATCACCTCATTCCTACTAAATAAGATGATAAAAGACCTGTATCAATCAGGCCCAGCAGGTATTCCGCTAGAACCTGGCACAATAAGCCATTATCTTAGAGGTTTAAGAGCATTATACAACAAAGCCAAACTCTATTATAACAACGAGGACTTCGATATCATAAGAATACCTGGTGATCCGTTTAAAAAGGCAGAGATTCCGGAGTATCGAAGAAAAAGAAAGAATATAGACATCAATACCTTATTAAGAATTCGAGATTTCCAGTCCGATAAAAGACGAACTAATATGGCACGAGACGTATTTATGATGATGTTTTACATGATGGGGGTCAACATCAACGACCTTTATAGTATTTCGTGCGAACGTCGTGGAAGATTAGAGTACACACGTTCAAAAACGAATACGGATAAGAATCACGAACAGGTACCACTTTCCGTAAAGATCGAACCAGAACTTCGCACACTTCTTGATAAATATACAGAAGGGTATTTCCTCTCCTACTTTCATACTAACTATTGCAGCTTGAACAATTTCATGCGTGCAATCAATAGTGGGCTGAAAGACATTTGCTTAAATTTAGAGATTGATTTTAAAGTTACTACTAATTGGGCGCGCCACACATGGGCTAGTTTAGCAAGAAATAAAGCCGGAGTACCAAAAGCTGACATCGACTTCTGTCTTGGCCATGTGAACAATGACTATAAAATGGCTGATATTTACATTGATATAGATTATAGTATTTGCGACAAGGCAAATCGCGCTGTATTGGATTTATTGCAAAAAAAAGAAGAAAAAAAAGAGTGAAACGTTTGCAAATACAAAAACTCTCTCTATATTTGCAAACATAATGGTGTTGAGCTGGATAAAACAATGATTTTATCCGGCTTTTATTGTTCCTATACAATTTAATAGCTTTTAATTACTGAAACCTATCTCCTCTTTATGTTATGCGCCAAAAAACAATGACGCATGGAAATTACAGTATCAAAAACAGCTTTATCAGATAAGCTAAAATCAGTCGGGCGAATTATACAGCCTAAAAACTCATTACCTGCCTATGACAACTTTTTGTTTGTTATAGATGAATTTGGAGTCATTCTAGTAACCGCAGGTGAAGAAGGTGGACGCATCTCTACAAACATAGATGGTACCGCAGACTTCACCAATTACACTTTCATGGCTAATGCAAAAACATTACTTGACGGACTAAAAGAAATTCCCGAACAACCTTTGATTATATCCATCCTTGAAAAGGAATTGATTGTCAAGTATGCAAACGGTAAGTTCTCAATACCTATTGAGAAAGGAGATCAATACCCATCTATGAGTACGGATGATACCGCCAGCCCATTTCTTGTATCAGGCAATGATTTATTATACGGAATAAGGCAAGTTTTGATCTGTAGTGCCAATGATGAACTCCGTCCGGTACTGAATGGTGTCTATTTTGATATCGGTTTAGATTCAATGTCATTTGTCGCAACAGATGGTACCCGCCTAGCAATGATTGAGAATCCATCCGCTTATACGCGCAAGGAACGGGCGGCCTTTATCCTGCCGAGCAAGTTTGCTAAAGTACTTTCTAACATTGTTCCGGAAGATTGCATGGAAGTAGAGATATCGGTAAATCAGACTAATATTTTATTTGAGTTTGATTCATACCGGTTAATCTGCCGTATGATCGAAGGCCGGTATCCTAACTATCGCGCTGTTATTCCTCAAAAGCAACCAAATCGTGCTGTATTAAAGAAAGCTGATATTGTGTCAGCTTTAAAGCGCGTATCTGTCTTCTGTGATGAAAGTTCGTCTTTGGTAGTTCTCAAGTTCGATTCTGACTCTCTTAAAATTGCAGCTCATGATTTAGATTTTTCTAAGTCTGCAGAAGAAACGATTACCCTGCAGTCAGGCTGTAATATTGAAATCGGCTTTAGAAGTAGCTTCTTGATTGAAATGATGAATAACATTCCTTCGGAAGATATTGCCATCACTATGAGCGATCCATCGCAGGCTTCACTTCTTACCCGCTGCGACGAAGAAGTAAAAAGCTTAACCTATCTATTAATGCCTTTATCAATTAATAATTAAAGTCATGGGAAAAGAGAACCAATCATTTAAACAGGTTATTCAATCTTATTTAGAGCAACGTGCAAAAAGAGATTCCCTCTTTGCCACCTCTTTTGCGAAGCAAAATAAGAATATAGATGAATGTTGCAATTACATTATAGGTGAAGCTAAAAAACGTGGTGGTAGTGTTGTATGTATGTCTGATGATGAAGTATTCGGATTAGCAGTTCATTACTACGATGAAGATGATATCAAAGTTAGTAAGCAAACCAATTATAAGGTATCAGCTGGAAATGTGAAAAAAGAAGCATCTACAGAACAACCAGAAATTAAAAAGCCTGCTTCTGCCCCTAATAAGCGTAAAGGGATGAAAAAGCAAATACCTTCCGGACAATTTTTATTATTTGAAGACTTATGAAGCCAAGAACGAAATTACAGCTTAGAGTAGCAGGTTTAAGTAGCCAGCTACCTAATATTGAGAATATGATGATTGACTGGGCTAAAAGCGATTGTTTAAAACATATAGGATATGCAACCAAGACACGCGTTATATGCATGGAATGCGGGCAGCGCTTCTCTCCGGAACCTGTAAAGCGTAAGCGTGCTATTTGTCCTCATTGTGGTGCATCCTTGAAGATAGAACAGTCAAGGAAGCGTACAGACAAACAATCGATGTTTATTGCCAAAGCGGAAATTTGTGAAGAATTCCAAGTTATCCGAAGCTTTGAATTGATTGCTTACTATCAGGCAGAAGCGAATCCTCGTTATTTTATTCGTGAGATACTGCAACATTGGATAAAAGATGATGGCAACCGGGAGGTAGTAGCTCGTGCTAACAATACGGGATATTGTGGATGGTGTGGAGATTTGGAGATACGTAATAAAGTTGTTGGATCATATTATTACAGTTGTAGTAATGATGTTTATTGTGAACGCTATCATCCAGCCTCCGTCTTTAGACCTAAGTATATTCAAATGGGTATAGATTGTAAATTACGCGGTATGTCATTTCTTACTGCCACCATTACAATTCCCCATTTTCCCAAGGCTGAAACACTTCTAAAGGCAAGACGTTATGAATTAATAGATTATTTCGAGGGACACCGTTACAAGATTGATATGTATTGGCCGTCTATTAAAATTTGCCTTCGAAATAAATATCGGATTAAGGATGTTTCCATGTGGTTTGATTATCTGAAACTACTTGAACATTATCGTAAGGATCTGCATAACGCCCATTACGTTTGTCCTAAGAATCTAAAAAAAGCCCATGACTTGTATGTGGCGAGAAAGAAACGTGATGATGAAAAAGAACGCAAGGCTAAAGAAATGCAACAATTGCTTAAACTCAAGAAGGATGCAGAGAATTATATCAAAGAAAAATCGAAGTTCTTTGACCTAAAAATGTCTGATGGTAAAATAGTCGTAGTACTGCTCAAAAGTCTTGAAGAGTTTCAACAAGAAGGTGAAATCATGCACCATTGCGTCTTTACAAATAAATATTATAAAGAAAAGGATTCACTCATTCTTTCTGCTCGAATCGGCAAGAAACATATTGAGACCGTAGAGGTCAATTTAAAGACATTCAGTATTGTTCAGTCCCGTGGAGCCTGCAATAGTAATACCGAGTACCATAACCGTATTATCGGACTCGTGAAAAAGAATATGAACTTAATACGTCAGAAACTGACGGCATAGCATACAATGACCTATATAGAATATATAAACCAATTTTGGAAGATGAATCGAAGTGTAGAATTTAGCTCGAACGAAGTGTTTTTGTACTTTTACTTATTGAATGAGTGCAATATTCGGGGTTGGCAGAATCCGTTTGAACATCCCAACAAGACTATCGTCCTCGCAACCGGTATATCAGAAAAGACCGTCATTGAAGTTAGGAACAGATTGCAGCAAAAAGGTTTAATAACTTTCGAATCGGGTAAAAAGAATGCAAAATCGCCAGTTTATTACTTACTTGACGTAAGTAAAACGGTAAGTAAAAAGGTAAGTAAAGAGGTAAGCAAAAGGGTAAGTAAAACGGTTAACATTAAAGATAAGACTAAAGACAATAAGACAATATCTCCCTTACGCGTGGGAGATCTGTTTCCGGCTGATAGTTTTTTCGACAAGTCTTTGGACGACTGTTATACTGAACTGAAATCAAATCGGTCATGGGCGGAAACAGTAACGATGAATACTCGTTCTTCCGGCAACCCTGATTTCACGCTAGAAACCTTTTATGGGTATCTGGAGAAGTTCTTTATGAAATTGCAAAATGAAGGAGAAACGGCGAAGTCGCCTAAGGATGCGATGTCTCACTTTGCCCGATGGCTGACATTTGAACTTAAAAACAAGAAAGATGAACGGAGAATTAATAAAAACAGGACTGCAGGTGGTGCTAAGACCGTCGCAAATAGTCCAGGAGACAATAGTAACCCCAAAGGAGTTAACTCCGATACAACAGGCCTTACAGACTGGATCGACAGCCTCTCAATTGGTCGCTGAATGGAGTGGGACAATCGCGCAGTTAAACTGTAATGTCGCATTATATGACGTGGCTAATGCAGAGCATATACCTACTCTAGCAGACGTAAACAGGAGCTTTAGCAACTCAACATCGATAGAGATCATTACCGAGCATTTGAAATCTGTATTGAGATATGCCGGTGTTGAATTGACTAATGCCCAGCTAGCGGAAACAGCCTTGTCGATACTATCCAGCTACTGGTACCTGAATTTAGCCGAGTTATGTATTTTCTTCTCCCAGTTAAAGAACGGCAGTCGCGGACAGTTCGTTTGGGGATCGAAGATCAACAATCAAGCAATCATGGTTGCACTTGCCGATTTTTGCAAAGACAGACGCCGTGAGATTGAGCATAGAGAAAATGAACTTGTACGAAAAAAGGCTGAAACTGGCTATGCGCGTAACGAGAACTTGATTAAAGATATCGTTACGGGAGTTCAAAATACCAGAAGAGAACGAGAAAAAGCAAAACAGGATTTCAAGGCCTTCTGTGAGCTATTTCCATATCTGCCTGATAAGTATGAGCCCAAGGTACTTTGGAAAGCATGGGGAGGCAATAAAGAGGCTCTACGTAAGATTTACGGTGAAAGTACTCCTCCCCCTGATGTAACCGAAATGGATATCGGGATGTATTTGTGTAATTACAACATTGCCAAGGGTAAAGAGTTGGAAAAATAAATGCGGCCGGCGTACCACCACCGACCGCTTTCATAAGTATAAAGCTTTGTATTGCTATTAGGAACAGCAAATATATAAAATCTTTGTGCTTATGGCAAGTGAAGCAGTAAATAATTACATAACTAAACGCTACGAACGCTGGCTTGATTACTCTTTGTATCATTGTGGGCTTGCTGGTATTTCAGACGAAGCAACAGACGTCTTGAATGAGGTCATTTGTTCGCTCCTTCAAAAGAAAAGCAGGTTACTGGATAAATTACTTGAGACAAAAAGAAATGGCTATACAGAGCTTGATTTCTTTGTTTTGAAGATGATAAAGCTAAACGCATCCTCTCCTACTTCACAGTATAGGAGTAGATACAAGCCCCTGCCTGTGGATGATAATGTAGATTATTCCAGGCTAGATATTGAGGATATTTCAGATGAATCAGAAGATCGAAACGCTGAAATATTAGACAAGCTGCACATAGTAAGGGAAACATTCGAAAGTCTAAACCTTGGTACGACAGCTACCCGCATTTTTGAGTATCGTTTCTTCCAGGATGGCAATTTCTCTGAATGGGAAGGTCCAGAGACATTGAAGCAGCTATATGAGATATATAACGGAGTGCAAGAACTTATTAGAAAGAAAATAGCCGGGGAGTCTATATTTTAGTGAAAATTCCTTGGTCATGGAAGAAAATGTAGAAATTAAGATTGATCCCCGGAACTATCGTATCCATGGGGATGAAAACAAGCGGCTTATCCACAAAAGCCTGGTTGAATGTGGAGCCGGTCGATCCGTATTGGCCGACCGTGACAATGTGTTAATCGCTGGAAATGGCGTGTATGAGGAAGCTCAAAAGTTAGGACTCAAAGTACGTATTGTTGAGTCTGACGGTACCGAGCTTATTGTTATTAAGCGCAAAGACCTATCTACGGAAGATGAAAAGAGAAAACTGCTAGCTCTAGCAGATAATCATACTTCCGATACTTCTGAATTCGATTGGAAGTTAGTGATAGAAAACTTCTCGCCTGATGTATTGAATGATTGGGAGTTTTCAGTAGACGAGATCGAACTTTCGACTGATATCCATAATTCTGACGATGAGAAAGATAATAATCTTTATACAAAAAAAATAGTATCTCCAATCTACACACCGACTGGCAATAAACCTGCAATATCAGAACTCTATAATCTTGAAACTTACAATTGTCTGATGAAACAAATTCAGGAGTGTAATTTAGACAAGCAGACTAAAGATTTTCTTCAGATTGCAGCTTCAAGGCACATTGTTTTCGATTATGGAAAAATTGCTGAATTTTATGCTCATTCAAACAACATCATTCAAAATTTAATGGAAAATTCAGCTCTTGTCATTATAGATTTTAATAAAGCTATTGAACTAGGATATGTTTGTTTAAAGAAAGAATTGTCAGACTCATATTTGGAGGATTATAGCAATGATGAAAAATAATAGCTTCGTTGCATTGATACTTACACATGGGCGTCCTGACAATGTACATACAGTAAAAACATTACGGAAATGTGGCTATACAGGTGATATTATCATAGTATTAGATAATGAAGATCCGAAGATAGATCGTTATCGCAAAAACTACGAGAACATATATGTATTCGACAAAAAAGAAATAGCATCAGAAACAGATGAGGGTGATAACTTCAATGATCGTCGAGCTATTATTTATGCGAGAAATGCTTCTTTTGAAATAGCAAAAGAAAAAGGCTACCAATATTTTATTGAGTTAGATGATGATTATACGGAATTCTCATACACTTATAATCAATATGGTGAAATGAAGCAGAAAAACATTATCAATCTTGATAAAGTACTTGATGCTCTAATTGATTTCAAAAATAAAACAGGTGCTTTAGCTGTTGCATTAGCTCAAAGAGGAGATTTTATCGGAGGAAAGCAGAATAATATAGTTCGTGGTGAATTACTTAAACGGAAAGCAATGAACTCATTTATTTGTGATACAAACATGCCTTTTAAGTTTTTTGGTAAAATTAATGAAGATGTAAACACCTACACTTTACTAGGAAGTAGAGGAAATTTGTTTTTTCAGATTCCGCATGTTTCTTTGAATCAAGTAACAACTCAACAATCAAATGGCGGAATGACTGATATATATTTAGATAGTGGGACTTATGTTAAGTCTTTCTACACAATTATGTATGCTCCTTCTTGTACAAAGATACGCCCAATGGGAAGTGTGTATAGACGCCTACACCATAGTATTAATTGGAATAATGCTGTTCCTAAAGTAATTCCAGAGAACTGTAAAAAGTAACCCCTATTTATATTTTAATTTGAAGATTATCCAAGCTAAGGCAAGAGTTATCACAATTTGTTAGTTATTGTTAGTTTATGACAGAGAAGAAGAATCTGGCCGAGAAGAAAAAAAGAGGGCGTAAATCAGAGTACAGAATAGAGTATGCCGATCAAGCTCTAAAGCTTTGTTTGTTGGGTGCAACAGATAAAGAGCTCTCCGAATTCTTCTCTGTTTCAGAGCAGACTTTAAACAAATGGAAGAAGGATTATCCCGAATTTCTTGAGTCCCTAAAAAAGGGGAAAAATATAGCAGATGCTAACGTTGCATCGAGACTCTATAACCGTGCTATTGGGTATAACTGTAAAGCAACAAAATTTGCAACATCGAACGGGAAGATTACAGATTCGAAGGAATTTATAGAGCATTATCCTCCTGATACAACAGCCGCTATTTTCTGGTTGAAGAATCGACAGCCGGAAAAATGGCGTGACAAGAAAGAAGTAGACGCGAATGTAAACCTTGGTGATGAATTGGAATCATTGACAGACGAACAACTTCAGGCTATTATTGATGGTAAAGAAAAAGAGTGAAAGAGAAATACTGCTTAGACAAGCGAAAGCAGCAACTATACTTCGCAAGCGTGAAGCCCGGAATGATTTCTGGGCTTTCTGCTTATACTATGATCCTAAGTTCTTTGCCAAACGATTATTCTTGAAGAAAGTAGCCGAAGCGTTCATGCGTGTGTATACCTCCTATTTAGCTAATATTATCTATCGCCTTGCTGTCAGTATGCCGCCACGTGCCGGTAAGTCTTATATTTCCTCATTGTTTATAGCCTGGATGTACGGTCACTTCCCGGAAGAATCTGTAATGCGTAACTGTTGCTCTGATACTCTTTACAATAAGCTGTCATACGATACCCGTGATATTGTAAAATCTAAGCGTTACAAAGAGATATTCCCTGATATTCATCTGAAAGGTGATAAACAGAATGTGAAGAGTTGGAATGTGGAAGGCGCTCGCCAGGTATCTTATTTCGGTGGTGGTGTTGGCGGCACCGTGATCGGTTTCGGTGCATCAATGCTTGCCATGACCGACGACTTATACAAGAGCCTGGAAGATGCGTTATCCGACAATAATAACGAGAAGGTATGGTCTTGGAAACAAGGTACGCACGATTCACGTATTGAGGGAAGCTGCTGTATGATTGACATTGGTACCCGCTGGTCCTCTAGTGATGTCCTCGGACGTATGGAAGAAGCCGGCAAGTATAATGAAATCATCCGGATCGCAGCTCTTGATGAAAACGATGAAACTTTTTGCGCTGATGTACATACTACGGAATATTACCAGGAACTACGTTCTGAAACCGACGAAAGTATTTGGATGGCCGAATATATGCAGGAACCGTTCGAGGCCAAAGGGTTACTATTCCCCAAATCGTCTCTCATGCGCTTCAAACTAGCCGATATTGCAGGAAAGAAACCTGATGGGACACTCGGATCTTGTGATACAGCCGATAAAGGTGATGATGATTTCTGCGCACCATTCGCAAAGGTATTCGGACCGAGATATTTCATTACCGACGTTCTTTTCACAAAGGATCCTGTTGAAGTTACAGAACCGCGCCTGGCACAGATGGTTATTGATACAGAGTGCGATCAGCTACGCATTGAATCAAACAATGGCGGGCGTATATTTGCTATCAATGTACGCAAACTTGTTACAGCTAAAAAGAAATCGTGTGTTATTCAAGCCCGGCCAACAACCCAGCACAAAGAAACGCGTATCATAATGAAAGCCGGCTGGATAAAGAAACATTGTGCTTTTCTTGATGAAACAGAATATTCTAAAGGATCAGACTACGGTCGTTTCATGAAGGCGTTTACCAGTTACAAGCGTGAAGGAGATAACTCACATGATGATGCGCCGGATGGCATGACAATACTTGCAGAGTTTGTCGAATCACTTGGATTGAAGTTTAAAAAGACTACCCGTAAAGTTGGACGTGGGTAATTCTCGTTTTCATTATTAACAAAAAAGTGTTGTTATTACATCATATAGCCATTCAATCGTTGAGTATCTTTTAGCTTGTTCTTTATACATCCAATATTTTAATCGAATCAATAGATACAGAGTGACTATGCCTAATTTTTTTCTCTTGTTATTTTTTCTACAAAACATAATATACCGAATTTAAAATTAATTCGATATTGCTCTGCCTCGCTCTGCGAAAATACAAAATGATTCAGCCTATATCCGAGAAAACACCTATGAATTTTGAGAAATGTTATCTTACCGCTTCAGGAAATACTTCTAGGGCGTATATTTTAAGAAAAAAGTATATGCCAGACATTAAGGATATTCTGAAAAATGAAGATTTCGGTAGCATAGTAGGTGATTTATGCGTTGATACCCGTGAAAATCGTAATCCTCGTGAGTATATGGAGGAATACAATGGAGACAGAACCCGTCGTAAAGAATCAGTTGGGTATCGGGACCCTAAAAAGATTGCTGTATATTCAGATACAGAAGTAGAAGTTGACCCCGAAACAGGAGCCGAAAAGCCCAAAAAGCTTGAAGATAAGACAGTAGATGTTGCAAAAGTCATTACCAATCTGCCAAAGAAAATTGTCCGCACTTCTGTTGCCTTTCTGTTTGGTGGAGAAATGACAATAACAGCCGAAGATCCGAACGATGGATTCAGCGAGTTCAAAAAAGTCTATAAGCGTAAGCTCAAGATGCAGTCTGTATTGAAAGAGTTTGCCCGTAAAGTTCTATCCGAAACTAAAGCAGCCATTGTATTCTATCCTGTTACCCGGGACGATGGAAAAAGCCAGCTAAAGGTCAAGATCCTCTCTACTCCTAAAGATAGCAATACCGAATGTGAATTCTTTCCACATTTCGACGAGGACGATGATATGGACGGTTTTCTCTATAAATACAATGCAGAAGTCAATGGCCGTACTTGTGAATGCGTGAAGATATACACGAAAGAAGTTATCTATTCAGGGATAATGGATGGCATCTGGAAAGTGAAAAAGACAAAGAATCGTTTTGGCAAAATTCCGGTAGTATATGCCGAAGTTGATTGCCCTGATTGGGAAGATGTTGCCAACTTGATAGATAAAAAGGAAATGAGGCTTTCCCGTCTATCTGACACCAATGATTATTTCTCTGAACCTATACTGAAGACTTACGGACTCGCTAACCTCCCAAGTAAAGAAACTGTTGGCAAAGAACTAAACTTTACTATGGAAGTAGATGCGGATACCGGTACGTCGTATCACGGTGACGCCGATTACTTGGCGTGGCAACAGTCTTGTGAATCCGTTACACTTGAACTTAACCAACTCGACGATTCAATACATTCCGGAGCTTCTAGCCCTGACCTATCTATGAGTAAGTTAATGGGACTTGGCAACCTTAGTGGTACTTCCCGCCGTTTTATGATGATTGACGCAGAAATTAAAGCCAGCGAACAGATGGAAATATTCGGTCCTGCTGTTCAACGTACTGTTGCTATCGTTCAGGCAGGTATGGCTAATATAACACATACTAAGTATGCATCACAGCTAAATGATAATTTTATTGAGGTGGAGTTTGGCAGTATTCTCCCACAAGACCTGGCAGAAGAACTTAAAAATCTTGAAACAGCATCCCAATTTAATAGCAAAGAGACAATCATTAAAAATTCGCCATATACGGATAATGTTGAAGAAGAGTTGGCCCGCAAGAAGCAGGATGAGAAAGATACAGCTCAAAACAACTCATTCCTAGGAGCTACACTTTAACTATGCCTGGACTTTCTTTCTACGATAAACAGCATATACAGAAAGTTGCTGCACAGCAGGCCGTAATAGCCAATATCTTTAATCAGTTTATACTTTCTGTTTCCCCGTATCTCCGTAAATGGTCAGATGCGGGGAAAAACAATGTATGGATAAGCAATCAGGGAATAGAGAGTGCGGTTGACCGGGAACTACTAAACCTTGAATCAATGTTATATGCTAATATTTCCGCATTCCAAAAGGATGGCTGGGAACGAGCAGAGAGGAAGAATGATGATTTTATTTCCCTGTTCATCAAGGGAATGTCTATTTCTAGCGCAACTAAGGATGGAATGTTTACTCATAGCCTATCTGCATTTGAGGCTCTAAAGAATGATATAGATTCCAACGGTCTAAAATTGTCTGATAGAGTTTGGAATATTACACAGCAAACGAAATCGCAACTCGAATTCTATCTTGATAGCGGCGTAGTTGCCGGACGTAACTCAAACGGAATCAGTAGTGATATACGGCAAATTTTGCAAAATCCCCAAAAACGTTTTCGCCGGATCCGAAATGAGAAAGGTGAATTGGTTCTATCACAACCGATGAAAGATTATCATCCAGGGCAAGGTGTATACCGCTCTGCATACAAGAACGCTCTCCGAACATCTGCAACAACTACGAACACAGCTTATCGTAGTGCAGACTATGAACGTTGGAGTAAACAGGATTTTATACTAGGAATTGAGATACAGCGTTCGGCCAATAATCGCGGACCGTGTAAGATCTGTGATGCGATGATTGGAAAATATCCGAAAACGTTCAAATTTACAGGCTTTCATCCTTTTTGTATCTGTTTTGCTACTCCTATCACCATGGAACCGGAAGACTTTGCTGATTTCTTGCTGAATGACACAGTTCCGCAAGGTCAAACTATTACGGATATTCCCCAAGCGGCAAAGGATTTTGTCAGCGAGAATAAGGATGGATTTCAATCGGCTTTCTGGTATAAGGATAACTTTACCAATGATGGAGGACTACAAAGAGAAATAGTTTCCCAACCTATTACGAATGAAGTTATAAAGGTTTCTAAACCTAAACGTATCAAGACTGATACTGAAATTACAGATATTAAACAAAAATGGAATGAACGAAAACTCTATAACAAAATAACCAACACAGAGAATGAAATACGCCTGAATAAAAGCTTTGAAACAGGAGTCTTATTTGACAAGAATGGTAATGTTGTAATCGATAAGCGCGGAGCCAAATATAGTGTTGAGTTTACGGATGAAGAATGTGCGAAGATGAAGGATTGCATTTTTACACATAATCACCCAAGAGGCTGGCAAGAGCCAGAAAAGAGTTTGGGACGAATTGGCAACTCATTCAGTCCGGCTGATATGTATCTTGCAATAGCCCATAATGTATCAGAAATGAGAGCTGTAACACCTAATTATACATTCGCTATGAAACGTCCCGAAGAAGGATGGGGAATTACAATTAGTAAATTCGAAAAGCTAGTGAATCGGGAGAATAACAAACTAAGAGCAGAGTTTACTGCTAGAATCAATAATAATACACTATCCCCAACAATGGCTTCAGTGGTCCATTATCATATATTATGGAAACGGATATCCGAAAAAATGGGATGGAGTTATACAAAAGCGAAAACTCGTTAATTGAATTCTTTTAGGAAGACGAACTCCCCTTTTTGGTCGCTTTCTCTTTTGTCATGTACCTGTGAACCATCAAGGTATTTAACAGGAATACCATTAGGGTATGCCGGGCATTTTAATTTATCAAAATTAAAATGCTTGCATTGTGTACACTTAGATATATACACATTGTAATATTCATGTCTATCTTCTATATAATCCATTCTACGCTTTAACTTAATTACAAATGTATGCATTTGATTCTGAAATAAAATATATAAGCAGGAAAAATTTACTCCCAATATATTTTAAGGAAAAAAGTATGAAGATTTTAGCAACCATCAAAGCAGCTTTGAAAAAAGCTGGAATTCCTGAAAAGTATGCGGCCAAGGTGCAAGCTCTTTTCGACATCGAAAGTGAAGAGAATCTGGATAACTATATTGGGCTATTCAAGGATAATATTCTTCCGGACTTGGTATCAAATGAACAAGGCAGTCAAGCCAGTATTGATGCTGCTATTGCCGCTTATGAGAAAAAACACGGTTTGAAGGATGGAAAACCTATTGAGACAACTAAGACTAAAAAAACAAAGAAGCCGAAAGATGACGAAGAAGATGAAGACGAGGACGAAGATCTCGAAGGCTTGCCTGCTTCTGTTGTTAAGTTGTTGAAAGCCCAGCAGAAACAGATTTCCGAGTTGGCTGCATCTGTCTCTACTGTCGCTACAACAGTCACTACTTCTACGAAGCAGGCATCTGCTAAAGCATTGTTTGCAGATTCTAAACTCCCTGCAAAATGGTTTAATCGTATTGATGTCAATTCTGAAACTTCTGTTGAAGACCAGATTAAAGAGCTTCAAGAAGAATTTGCCGAAATTAAACAATCTGTTATTGATGATGAAGTCGCCGGTGGTGATTACAAGCCTAATTCCTATAAGCCCAAAGAACGTACCGAACAGGAATGGTTAAAGTTAATGGAGGATGAGGAAAGCTCTGATAATGGCACTGCTAGCCTTGGTCTAGAAGAATAATTATTAATATTAAAAGCTATGTTCAGAAAAAAACAAAGTGAATTTCAGTATGCTCCTGGTATCGAAAAGATTATCGAGGACATTCAGGGCGGTGGAACTATTGCCCGCGCGGAACTGAAGGGAATCATCGACGAGCTTCCTCCGCTTGTAATTGTGGGTAAAGATGCTAATGGCCTTTACCATGTTGTTAAAACCGGAAAAGTTACTGCTGTCGCGGCTGCCGATGCTGTTGCTATTCAAATCGCAAAGAATCATGTGTTTAAAGTTGGGGAAGCTGTTACAATCGGCGGTGCTTTAACCGGAGCTTCTGATGTAATCTCTGCAATTGACAAAACCAATGCAGCTTATGACACAATAACTCTTTCTGGAGCTATTGGAGCCGCAAAGATTAATGATGTCTTAGTCCTTGTTACTGCTAAAGCTGCTGCCAAAGCTGCAAAGTTCAAGTATACCCCGGAGGTTATCACTATGAACAAGGTTGATGTAACGGTTGCTAACCAGCAATCAGGACTTCTGGTACGTGGTACTGTAAATGAGGCAGTAATGCCCTACCCTATTGACGAAGCAATGAAGGCATTGCTTCATTTTATCCGTTTTGTGTAATCCATTAATTCATAATTATGTATGGAAAGAAGTTTAATTAAACAAGTGAACCGTAAGAATATGGGTGCCCGTCTTAACTCGCGTAAAGTTAAGCCGGTATTCTTCCCTAATTTCTTTGGTGTAAAACAGAAGAACTCTCTGAAATGGGAAACTCTTACTGGCGAAAAAGGTGCACCGGTTATCGCTGATGTTATTTCATTCGATTCTTCCGCACCGCAAAAGAAACGTGAAGTTATCGGCAAGATGTCAGGTGATATCCCTAAGACTGCCGTAAAACGCGGTATGAACGAAAGCGACTGGAACGAATACCAGCAACTTAGCCGGGATTGTGAAGGTGATGCAGACTTGAAATCAATTCTAGACCTTGCTTTTAAAGATCAAGACTTTGTATATAACGCTGTTCGTGGCCGTTTCGAATGGTGGTGTATGCAATTGATGTCTAAAGGTGGCTTCATTCTCAATTCAAGCAATAACAATGGCATTGTTACCGAAGAATTTGTAGGCTGTGGTATGCCTAATGAAAACAAGAAAGTTGCTGCTGTGGATTGGTCTAAGTCTACAACGGCCGACGGCTTACAGGATATTGAGGACACTGTGGTTGCCGCTTCTGCCGAAGGTGTTACTATCAAATACGTAGTAATGCGCAAAGACAGATTTGCTCTATTGAAGAAGCAAAAGGCTGTTATTGAAAAGGTAAAAGGCTGGATCAATCAGAAAGAAAAACTGACTATCTCCAAGAAAGTTATCAATGAGTATCTTGCTGCCCAAGAGAATACGGAAGGTGTTCAGATCGTTCTTGTAAGTCCATCCGTTCGTATTGAGAATGCCGCTCATCAACGTACTACAGTAAATCCATGGGAAGCTGCCAATATTTGTTTCTTGGAAGATTTGCAGTGTGGCGACGTTCAGCATGGACCTATTGCAGCAGAACACTCTGTTGAATACAAGAAGAAAGCTACAACGCTGAAAAAAGACTTTGTTTTCATCAGCAAATGGTCTGAACTGGAACCGTTCAAGGAGTGGACTAAAGCGGAAGCCAACGCAATTCCTGTAATTAATGATCCTGATGCAATGTACATCATGAAAACTGATGGCCAAGCATGGGAAGAAGGTGAAGATACTGAAAAAACAGATGAAGAGTAAACTATATGGCAACAATCAGAGAAACAATACTGGAATATCCTTCTATTGAGGATATGGAAAGCTTCTTAGATAAGGTAGTCTTCGTCAAGCGGGGCATCAACCCCGAAGCGGAATGTACTACTGAAAACATGAAGCAAGTTGGTCTTTGTGTCGCTGATACGTACGCCATGTTAGTAAACTCACAGGATTTCAGTGAGAATAAGCTTTCTATCACTCATCTCCGTTCTTTCTATGTCCAGACTGCAAAACAACTGTATATAGAAAACGGGGAGCCGGAGAAAGCCGGTAAACTCGGGAAACGAATCATTATCAAAGGAAAGGCTGGTAACAGATGGTAAAACGATATCCACATACAGCGATAGTCACTATCGACGTTAACGGAAAGACAGTAAACGGTGAATGGGTTCCGGGGAAACCGATTGAAATATCCGTTCCCGGACGTTATGATCCTGTAAGTGATGGTACTGTTGTCTATAAACGTAATTCTGCTGGTGATGAAGCGCAAGTACATGGCTATTTTTACACCAAAATCCAACCGCCGGCAGACAGTAAGTTTTTGCGTTTGAAAGTTGATTCCAAAGGCGTAGATGTACCAATTATTTGTTGGGAATCTTATCAATCACATTCAATTATCAACGTATGAAAAATGGCATGACTCCCCTATTCGACCAACATTCACTAGAACGTTGGTTCGATCACTTTCAAAGCAAAGCAGAAAACAAGATACTTGTATTGCTGCAGGCAGGAGGTGAAAAGTTTATCGATATAGCTCGCCAGAACGGCTCATATAAGGACCAGACTGGCAATCTTCGTTCATCTATCGGATATATAATTGCGAAAAACGGAGAAGTGGTTGCAGAGAACTTTACTGAAAGTGAAAAAGGAACTGACAAGACAACCGGTAAGTATAAAGGGCGTAGGCTTGCAGAAGAAGTATCTCTGTCTCATTCCGGTGGTTATGTGTTGGTTGGTGTTGCAGGAATGGAATATGCGGCTGCCGTGGAAGCTAAAGGATATGAAGTCGTTTCAGGGGCTAATACGCAATGTGAGAAGTATCTAAGGGATACGTTGAAATCAGTTTTTAGCAAGATTTGATTATGGATGAATTTGACGCTGTAGATATAGTTTATAATGCTGTGGCCGCTGCGGGCACCGATGTTATGATTTACAAAGACAAATCGGAAGCAGGCTTGACCAATGAACATATCGTTATCAATCATCTACAATTGAATGAACTCGACTTCATTAATAAAGTGCCTATTAACGTCAACATCTTTGTCCCTTTGAATGAAAATGGTATGCACCAACGTCAACGCATGAAGGAAATTAAGCGTAAGGTGCGGAAGTCGCTTGATTCAATCAATAGTAATGACGGTGTATGTAAAGAAGTGACAATTCTCTGGAGTGTTCCAATGCCGGACTTGAAAGAGAAATTCGCTTGTACAAATATTAGACTAGAAATTTTAATAGATCAATAATTATGACAGGAGAAGTAAGACCTATCGCTATGGGCGTAGGTAAAATTAAATTTGGAACAGTCGGAGACGGTGTTCCAGGAGCGGACCTCAAAGATTTTCCTCTTCCGACAAAAGGAAGTGTTGCATTTAACTTTGCAGATCCCAAGGAAGTGAAGATTGAAGTAGAAGGTAGTGAAGAACCCCTTTATGTTGAACTGGTGAAAGATACGACAGATTATGTTGAGTTCTCCATCCCTACTCCATCCAATGAAGTCCTTAAAGAACTGGCAGGCGGTGAAGTAGATACAACAGGAGGAAAAAATATCTGGAAAAAGCCTCTTAGTACTCCTTCTATCTCTAAAACGTTCCAGTGTGAAACATTACCTAAAGACGGTAAGAAGGTCGTTTATACCATCGTAAATGGCAAGATCGCCTCAAAGATTTCACAGGCTCCCGGATCAGAGCAAGCAGAGTTGTTGCTTGTTCGTGTATATATGCAAGCTGCTGTTACTGCAGACGGTAAGAGACAGACTGCTTTCATGCGCGAAGTAGTTACTATTGCCGGAGGCGGAGAAGCCCCAGCGAATGCTGCGAATGTCGAAGGCGGAGAAGCTGCTCCAAGTGGTGCGAAAAAATAAATAACGGTTCTGTATAGCTCAGTTGGTTAGAGCGCTACATTGATTATGTAGAGACCGGCGGTTCGATTCCGCCTACAGGAACAAACTATTGAAGGATGGAGCTGAAAGTATTGAAGGTTAGTTGCAAATAACCGGAAGTATTGCCCGGAAGTACAACGGGCTAGGCTCCTTGATGAAATTATGAGTATAAAGAATTTATTTCAGCAAGAGTCTGAATCCGTTACGGATCAGGCTGTCAAAATTCCATTCGAATTTACTAACCGGGATTCTATTCCTAAAGGAAAGGACCCCGGCAATTGCATAGTTATAAAGCCTGTCACCGTTCGGACATGGTTTCGGATACGCCCTTTCCTTCTTGAAGTCGAGAAAGAAGATCTTGATAAGATGATTGTGAAGGACGGAGAACTCAATGCAGACTTTCCGGAACTGATGAATAAATACGGAGGATTGCTTTTTGACATCGTCTGCCTCGGGATTCACAATAAGCCTAGTGATCCTCCGGAATGGTTCAAGAACGCTCTCGCAGACAATACGACATGGGAGGATATACGGATCCTGTTTAATGCAATTATATATCGCATAGGGTATCACCCTTTTTGCACCTCTATCACGATGCTTCGGAACGTGAGCCCGCTACGAGAGACGGAGATAATAGCCGCTCGGAAGAATCTGCAAAGCTGGAAGGATATAACCAAAGTAGATTCTTAGTTATTGCAAAGGAAGCTCTAGGATTAACGTTTAATCAAACGTTGGATAGTAGCTATGGATTAATAGAGATATTACTTCAGGAGTACTCATTTGTGATGAGACAGCGTAATAAGATGACTGACGAAGACGGAAATGTTGAAGGACGAGATTATGAGTGGGTAGAACTTCCGTCTTTTGATGACCCTAGTAAGACAGTCAGGATAAAGAAATATAACGATATTGCTGGAAAGGTCAAACGATAAGGTAATTTGCCATTGTGTTTATATATTAGGTTAACTGTTTTTTTATTAAATTGGTTTAGAGTATGTTTTCTAGTCCCTTGTATCTGTGAAGATATGGGGGATTATTTTTTAATCTCCTGAAGCTTCTGATTGAGAGATGCATTATCCCGCTGTAGATTCTCAATCAATCTTTTCTGATAAGCGAGCATCCCTTCAATTCTTCCTTCATCCTTGCCCTTCTTGTAAGCAGCATTGATTTCTTCTTCTGTGTAGTTCCTTTTATTCGCTACAGATACGTTCTCATTTTCCTTGGTCATGGCGCTAATGAATAGTAATTTATATATTATAGAAAAAGGCTATCTCTCCCCTATTCTTTCCGACCAAGGAACATAATCTATTGCAACGCATTAGGATTATGTAGCAAAGGGAATTGATAGCCTATATTGTGATATAGTAGGCGAATCAACTCCCTAATACGTTGAAATAAAAATCGTTCCTTGGTCTTAGAACACTGCAAAGATGCTTATTCTTCTCGAAATAGCCAAATTTTACCTCCTCTTTATATTTTAAGAATAAATGCTATATGGGTATTCAGAATAAAGATGGTGCGTTATATTTCGCTACAGGTATAGATAATTCAGGGCTATATTCCGGGCGTCAAGAAGCGATGGGAATCATAAAGGCAATGGCCGGTGAAATTACCGCTTTTGATGTATTCGGAGGGATTGGCATTAGTGCGGGGATCGCTTTTACTCAAGCAGCCAAAGAAGCATATAACTTCGAAAAGCAGTTCCAGCAAAGCATGAAAGAAGTTGCAACACTTTCAAGCGGAATAAAAGGCAGTCTTACCGATTTCATGAATAGTGCTATCGATATGACTAGAGAGGTTCCAGTTGGAGCCGTAGAATCAGCTAAAGCACTATATCAGATTGTATCTGCAGGACATGATGGAGCGGATGCTATGAATATTCTAAAAGTATCTGCTAAGGCTGCTATCGGTGGCGTTACAGAAACGGCTACTTCGGCAGATGCTATCACTACAATTCTTAATGCGTATAAAAAAGGAGCTTCCGAAGCAGAATCTGTTTCTGATATGTTATTTACCACAGCCAAGTTTGGTAAGACTACAATGGGAGAACTTGGAAAGAGTATTGCTCAAGCTGCTCCTATTGCCTCGTCCTTTGGCATTGATATCGAAGACGTGCTAGCAGCTGTCGTATCAATAACTAAACAAGGAGTTCCAACAGCCGAAGCTATGACTAAAATACGTGCGGCAATTATGGGAACGGCTAACCATTTAGGTGATGCAGCCTTTTCCGGACGTTCTTTCCAAGAAGCATTACAGCTCATCTATAACGAAGCAAATGGAAGTACCACAAAAATGAAAGAGTTATTAGGTACTGACGAAGCTTTACAAGCCGCCCTAATGATAACCGGACAGAATGCAGTAGGTGCTGCGTCCGATCTGGATCAAATGAAAAATGCAACAGGTGCAGCAGAAGCTGCTTTCAAAGAAATGTCTTCATCAACCGAGAATCAAATGAAGCTTCTTAGTAATAATATAACAGCAGCCCTTCGCCCGTTAGGACAGGAAATTTTGAAAGAGATATCCAGTGCGGCACAATCAATGAATGAAGCCTTTGCCGATGGAAGCGCTCAAGAAGCATTAAAAAATATAGGAGCTTTGATCGTTGTCGTTACGACGGCTCTTGCTGGATATAAAGGAAGTATTCTGGCTATAAGTACTGCTAAACAAACTTATGTAACAGTGACAGCGCTTGTTAATAAACAGCGTGCTATTGAAGCCGCAGATTTAGTCCTAAAGAAAGGCTTGTACGCTATTGAGGCAACAATGATTGCAAAGAATACATCTTCTCGAATCTTATTGACAAAAGCTCTCAAAGCTCAAACTATTGCACAACTAAAAAATGCTGCTGCAATGTTAACTAATCCTTATGTATTAGCTGCAGCTGCTTTTGCTGGACTTGGATATGCCGTTTATAAGTGTGCTACCGCTGAAACTGAAGCAGAAAGGGTACAAAAGAGATATAATAAAGTTGTAGAGGAACAAACTCAACAATTGGACGAGTTGAAAAATAAAACAAATAGCCTAGTTTCTATTGTTCAGGATGAAAATTCAACACAATATGACAAAGTTAAAGCATATAAGCAACTTCAAGCTCTAATGCCAACCGTCTTCTCCAATATGGATATTGAGACATTGAAACTTATGGATCATCTCTCTTTGAATAAACAAATTAATAATGAAATAAATAGAAGAGAAAGAATTGGGGCAAAGACCAATCTTGTATTAGCCCAAAATAAACTTAATTCCATAAATTCACGTCTTGACAAAACAAGCAAAGAACAGGCTGAATCTCCTAGTGGACAAAAGGCCGCCGTTATTCAAAAAATTCAAGAGGAAAAGAGAATAGCAGAAGAAGAACTAAAAATTGCCCAAAAACGTGTTGATGAAATTCTTAGTATTCAAAAAGAAGCAGAAGAGAAATCAAAGCCTAAAGAGTTAAAAATAATCTCCCTTCAAAGTAATATCGATACATTAAAAGCTGAAATTTCGGAGCTTCAATCACTCGTAGATAAGGAACAAGAAGAAAATAACGGCTGGTCTCCAAACGCATGGTTACTTAAAGCAAAAAAAGGTCAGCTTTCCACCAAAGAAAAGGAAATAAAGTCTTTACAAGGCAGTGGGATCAGCAAAAAGGTAGAGACTAAAACAGATAAAGCCTTTTGGACAAAGCAAAAAGAAGATGCGACGAAAGCACTAGATTCAATCGCTTCGTCTCAAAGGAAGTTGATGGACGCAGGGAACTTCAAAGGAATAGATTCTGCTGTGGTGAAATCCTATAAAGAAAACGCCAAGAAGTTGAAAGAAGCCGAAAAAGAATTGAAAGTCTATGATTCATCTTCCAAGAAGGATGACCAAGCGAAAAAGCTGCGTGAAGAACAGGAGAAATATAAACTCCTGCTAGATAAGCAGAATAGAGAGCAACAGCGTATGAAAGAAGACTCTGCAAACCAACTAGAGCAGCTTGAAATAAATAAGCTTAAAGAGAGCAGTGAAAAGGTTCTAAAACAAAGGGAGCTCAATCATAAACTAGAATTACAGGCTATCGATCGCGAAGCTGAAAACAAAAAGTTAAAAGTGATTGAAGATGCTCGTTCCGCCTTTGATGCTAATCCTGAAAATAAAGATAAAATCTTCAATGCAGAAAAATATGTCAAGTCAGAGCCGATAATTAAAAGATTTGCCGAAATTGATAATGATACTCAAAAAGCAAAGGAAGTTACAAATACTAAATATAATCGTGGAGATGATTTATCCGAACTGTTGAATCAGTATCAGGATTATACAGATCAACGTCTTGCAATTGAGAGAAAGTTCAATGAAGATATTGCTACCCTGCAGGAACAACGAAAACAAGCAGTAAAGAATGGAGATACAGATCAAGTAGAACAGATTGATCGTTCCATAGCCCAGGCGACAAAAAACAAGGGAATGGAATTGATGGGCCTGGATTACGATAAGTTGAAAGAGTCTCCGGAGTATGTTCGTGCATTTGAAAATCTGAAAGAAACGTCTTCTGAAACTCTTAATTCTCTGCTGACTCAATTAGAGAATGCAAAGAGTACGGCTGCCAAAGTTCTTTCTCCGGACCAGCTTCGCGAATATACTAGTACTATTCAATCAATTATGGATGAATTGGATTCACGTAACCCGTTTCAATCATTATCTGACAAGAAGAAAGAACTAGCAGAAGCAGAGGAAGAGTTAGCTAATGCGCAAATTGAATTAGAAAATGCTAAACAGACTCAAGAAGCTGTAAAAGGTGGTGCTAAGATTGAAAATGGTGTCAAGTCCTCTAAATTCAACGAAAAGACTGGTAAAATTGATTCCACAAAAGCTTATCTGACCGAAGCACAGGCTTTGGATAAAGTAAAAGAAAAGACTTCGAGATACAATGAGGCGAAAGATAAGGTGGTACAGAAGGATGCTAAGGTAAAGAAAGCAGAGAAAGATGTAAAAGCACAGTTAGATGAATTATCAGACGCATTAACTGATGTTGGAAAATCAATTGGTGGACCGGCTGGTGAAATTATCTCATTGATTGGTGAAATAGGGACCTTTGCATTGACTGCTATGAGTGGTGTTGAAATGGCAGCAGATACATCGGCTAACGCTATCAGTACAGTTGAGAAGGCATCTGTTATTCTTGCTGTTATTAGTGCAGTAATACAGGTAGCGACGAAGATTTTCAATATGTTCACTAAGGATGATACGACCGAGAAATATGAAAAGGCAAAAGAAACATATGAATCCTACATCAACATTCTTGATCGGGTAATTGAGAAGCAGTTAGAACTAGCAGAAACTCTTACTGGAGATACTGCAAACGCTGTTTACGAAGCTGCTATTGCTAATATTAAATTGCAAAGTGAAAATGCAAAAGTATTAGGTCGGCAGTATCTAAATTCTGGTGCTTCTGGAAAGTCACATTCAAAGGGTTATGATGAAGTAGATGATATGTCCGGTGAAGGGTGGAAACAGGCTGCAAAAGCATTAGGAATGTCTGTTGACGAGTTCAAAAAGAAGATGGGTGGTCGTATGACTGGTTTGTTCGATTTAACGGATGAACAACTTGTTAAGTTACAATCGGACGCCGGCATATTTTGGTCTCAACTAGATTCAGACACGCAGAAATTTGCCGATAAAATCGCAAATGGTGTCGGACAGGTTGCAGAGGTATTGGAACAACAAATTGCTGATACAACTCTTATTGATTATGCTTCTCTTCGTTCTGACTTTCAAGATCTACTAACAGACATGGATGCTGATAGTGCTGATTTCGCCGACAATTTCGAGGAATACATGAAGAATGCTATCGTAAATTCTATGCTTAAAGAAGAATTCATGGACAGCTTAATGGCTTGGAGAGAAAAACTTAACAATGCTATGGATGACGGTATGACTGAAGATGAGTATAATGCACTGAAGGCAGAAGGGCAACAGCTCTCTAATGAAATGAAAGCAAAACGAGATGCAATGGCAGAAATGTTCGGCTGGAATGATAACGACGATGAGCGTGAGGCATCAAAGAAAGGATTTGCTTCAATGTCGCAAGATTCAGCCAACAAACTAGATGGAAGCTTTGCTGTAGTGACTTCGCATACCTATTCTATAAATGAGGAAGTTAAGAGTATTAATTCAGGAACAGAGAAAATAGCAGAGAAACTGTCATATCTCATAAATATGGATAAGAATATGGCTGAAATGCTTCGGTGTAATGATACTATTGTTTCCTATTTATCGGATATCTCCAATTACACATCTAACCTTGTGGAAATAAGAGAGTTCATGTACGCTGTAAAGCTGGGAATAGACACGTTAAACACTAAAGGTATAACACTTAAGCGATGAAAGGGCAATTACTAATAGACAGAATAGATGCTTATATCAGTTTGGGTATATGTATTACAAAGGGAAGTTATAATAACCTGGTAGCATTTCCAGCCATGAAGGAACCGGACAAGAATGATTGGCCAGAAGAAGACGGACAGGAATTTGATCTTTCTAGTCCTACATTGGATACGGCTGAAGTAAGCATTGAGTTTGCATATATAGGCAGTTTGGGTATTGGTGGACTGATTGATATACTTTCTGACTTGAGTTATCATGAATTTTACTTTCCCTTAATCGGCAGGAGTTATAAGTTACGTCTGTCTTCCCAAAGCAACTATGTTATTAATCCGGGCCTTGAAGTTGCTAAATTTATTTTTAGTAACGACTTCCCCCGAGAAGTCGATTACGAATACCAGGAGCCCGTAAATAAGCTTCCAATGCCTAAAGGTTACGAGATTGATGACAAAGACTTATCCGATTATGGCGTAGTCGTATTGCAAGGTAGCAATGCTGAAATACTAAAGGCTCCGACGGTAAAAAAGAACCTATTACAGAATTTCAAACGTCAAGATGGAGCAATCTATGACGGTGAAGTTGTGAAATTCCAAACCAAAGAAGTATCTCTCAAATGCCTGATGCGGGCCGGGACGATTGAAACGTTCTGGCGTAATCGCGATGCCCTACTCTATGATCTCACAAAACTGTCTACTAAGACAGATAATGAAGGATATGAGTATTCCGATGCGGAACGTATATTTTATTGTGATGAATGGAGTGAAAGCTATCCCTGCTATTATAAGAGTTGTCAGACGAATGATTTCATGCTAAATAACGGTGTATGGTGGGAGTTCACTTTGAAACTCGTATTTACCAGCTTCCGGATCGGAGAAACGGAGTTCTTGCTTTCATCCGAAGCGGGCGAATTTATCATAACAGAGGACGGAGAGTTTTATATAGATTTAAATTGATTTGCTATGCCATTAAAGAAGAAAAAAATATCAGAACTGAACGAAGCCAGCGACATGAAAGGCTTCTTCACTATCGGCTACCGAGTAATCAACGGAGTTAAGACTAGCCTTAAATTTGGTTTAGAGAAGATTCAGACTGCCTTGGATAATATGCTCAAGGCTACGAGTGATGCAAAAACAGCTACTACCGATATGCGGCAATTAGAAGCAACTGTTGAAAGCAATGAATCAGCCCGTGAAACAGCCGAATCCCGTCGTAATGCTTCCGAACAATCCAGGCAGACAGCCGAAACGAATCGTTCCCGTGAAGAGCAAGCCCGGGAAGCTGCTGAATCAGTGCGTATCACTAATGAGAATGCACGTAAGACCGCTGAAACAGGACGATCTACTGCGGAAACTGCACGGGATAATGCAGAAAAGAAACGTGCTACCGCTGAAGGTACACGAGAAGCTAACGAGCAGGTTAGAAAAGATTCCGAAACAGGAAGAAGAACAGCAGAAGCCGAGAGAGTAGCTTCCGAATCAGCACGTAAATCTGCCGAAACTTCCCGTGTGTCCGAAGAAGATAAAAGAAAGACTTCCGAAACAGAACGCGTTACGGCTGAAACCGGACGTTCCTCTGCCGAGAATATAAGAAAGCAAAATGAAGATGCGCGTAAGTCGGAAGAAGCGGCCCGCGTAACTGCTGAAGGTAAACGGGTAATTGCTGAATCCGGACGTGTTGATACAGAAAATAAACGTGTCTCGGATGAACAAACACGTAAAAGCAATGAAGATGCACGTAAGACCGCTGAAACAGGTCGTTCTTCTGCTGAATCGGAACGTGTGAAGGAAGAAGATAAACGGAAAACCGCTGAAACAGGTCGTTCTACCGCTGAATCTACCCGTGTTTCTGCCGAGGATAAGCGGAAAACAGATGAAGCGACAAGAGAAACAAATGAAACCTCGCGTGTGGCTGCCGAATCTAACCGTGTTACCGTCGAATCCGAACGTGTATCTGCCGAAGCAGCCCGCAAGTCAGCGGAGACAGGCCGGGTATCAGAAGAAAACAAGAGAAAGGCTGCTGAAACTTCCCGCGCTACGGCTGAAACTTCCCGTTCGTCAGAAGAAGACAAGAGAAAGCAGAATGAAGATGAGCGTAAAACTGCGGAAGGTACTCGCGGATCAAATGAGTCTAAGCGTATAAACGCTGAAACGGAGCGTGTCGAAGCAGAGTCTCAACGCAAGTCAGAGTATGCCGGTATTGTGCAGGAAATGACGCAAGCAACAGAAGAAGCCACCGGACAGATTGCTCTTGTCAAGCAATTAACAGATGATGCGAATGCAGCTAAAAATGCATCTGTTGAGCAGACGGCTCTTGCAAAGAAAGCTACAGATGCGGCTAATACTGCGGCTGGTAGTGTTAATGCAGCTAAAGATGCGGCTAATACTGCGGCTGCAGGGGCCAATGCTGCCAAAGCTGAATCAGAAGCTCAAACCGCCTTAGCGAAGAAAGCGACAGATGAAGCAAATACAGCCAAGGATGCATCTGTTATACAAACAGGGTTAGCAAAGAAAGCCACTGACGATGCGAACGCTGCTGCATTGGCGGCTAACAATGCGGTTTCAGGAGTTGACGCAAAAGTGAAAGCTGCAGTTGATGCACTCGTTGCCGGAGCACCGGATGCTCTCGATACACTGATTGAGTTAGCGAACGCCCTGAACAATGATCCGAACTTTGCGGCTACAATGGCAACAGAGTTAGGAAAGAAGCTCAATATAGCTGATATTGTTAATAATCTGACAAGTGGAGGGACTAATAAAGTGCTTTCTGCCGAACAGGGAAAGGCATTGAAAGCAGCTCTGGATACACACAACCATGATAGCAGATATGAACTGATAATCACTAAACTTACCGCCTTTAACAAGAATTTCGGTACGACTGCCGGGACTATATGCGAGGGTAACGACGCCCGGTTAAGCAATGCAAGAACTCCGTTAGCTCACACGCATAAGAAAGCGGATATCAGCGACTTCCCAACCTCCATGCCGGCAAGCGATGTACCTGCATGGGCGAAAGCTGCAAGTAAACCTAGTTATACAGCAAGCGAAGTAGGTGCATCTCCATCTAATCACAATCATGCAGGTACATACGAACCTGCATTCACTAAAAACTCTGCCTTTAATAAGAATTTTGGTAGTGCAGAAGGAACCGTATGCGAGGGAAATGATGCCCGGTTAAGTGACACACGTGTACCGAAAGCGCATACTCACAAGAAGTCTGAAATAAGTGATTTTCCAACTTCGATGCCAGCAAGCGATGTACCTGCATGGGCGAAGGCTGCAAGTAAACCATCCTATACAGCTTCCGAAGTTGGTGCGTCTCCGTCGAATCATACTCATACAGGGGTCTATCAGCCAGCAGGAAGTTATGCAGCGAGTTCGCATAAACACGGAGCAACGGATATAACTCCTGATGGTACTCACCGCTTTGTTACTGACACGGAAAAAGAGACCTGGAACAGTAAAGCTGCGGGAAACCATAATCACGATTCAGTGTATCAAACTAAAGGTAGTTATGCTGCTTCATCACATAGTCATGATGCGACGGATATTAACCAAGATAGTACGCATAGATTTGTCACGGATTCAGAAAAGGCAAATTGGGATAGTAAGGCTGCAGGAAATCACAACCACGATTCAGTATACCAACCTAAGGGTAGTTATGCTGCAAGTTCTCATAAACATACAGCGACGGACGTTGAAGAAGATTCGACTCATCGTTTTATGACGGATGCAGAACGTACAAAACTTAGTGGAATAGCCTCCGGAGCTAATAATTACTCTCATCCGGCTTCTCATCCAGCATCAATGATTGAAGAAAGTACTACTAGAAAATTTATGACTGACGCAGAGAAAACTTTACTAAGTTCTCTCGGAACTAATGCAATTCAATCATCTGGTCAAAGTTTCGGACAAAATTCATATATTAAGTTCAATAATGGTCTATTAATCCAGTGGGGAGTAAAGGCTGGAGCTGTAGGATTCTCCTCATTATATCTACCTACAAGTTTCTATGATACGAATTATATCGTACAACTAACGGGAGTATCAGCTAATACAACAGAGATTATAGTGTATGCTCCAACATTATGTACTAAAACAATTTCTTCATTTCAAGTAGGTACAAGGTATATAGCAAGCGGAGGAGAAATAGCTTGGACAGGTTGGCAGTTTACTTGGTTTGCAATAGGACGTTGGAAACTTTAAAAATTATAAATTATGAAATATTGGAAACAAGGATTCTATGACGAATACCAGGAAGGTTCGGTAGAAATTACGGATGAATATTATCAAGAGTTACTGGCTGGTCAATCTACCGGCTTGATAATAACTGAAAGCAAAAAAGGATATCCTATTTTAGTTGTGCACGAGGCTACTATCGAAGAAACCAGATCGCAAAAACTTGATGAATTACGATTGTTCGATTCATCTGAAGCAGTGAATCAGTTCAGTATAAACGGAGTATTGGGATGGTTAAACAAGTCTACACGCGTCGGGCTTATGAACTCAATCAATATTGAGAAAGAAGCCGGACGATCTGAAACAAGTATCTGGATTGGTGATACAAAGTTTGTCTTATCAATCGAAAGAGCTATTGACATATTACAACAGCTAGAATTGTATGCCCTTGCGTGCTATGATACGACACAAAGGCATACGAAAGCTATTCAACAGCTAGAGACAAAAGAAGAAATTGAAGCATACAATTTCAAGACTGGTTACCCGGGAAAGCTAAGTTTCACCGGATAACCGACCGTATAATCATAGTTTTCGATTTCCTCAATTGTCTGCAATGATCTAACTGCTGCGATGTGAGATTGTGTCACATTGTAGCAGTTTAATGCATACATTTCAATCTCATTCAGCATTGATAAAGCGTCAGAAATTGGAATGATATACTTTATAGCATCATACCACAGTACTGTATCTGTTTTACCAGCTTCTTTTTCAATCGAAATTGAGTTAAATAATCCAACACGTGTACTTTTATCTAACCACATGCTTTTACCTAATAAATCAAAAGAATTGACATTAGTCGATTTGTCAAATATCTGTATTTCAGACATTTTCATTTTTCGCACTTCTTCGATGTCGTACTCATATTCTACCAATATTGGGTATCCATCCTTACTTTCAACTATCAGTAAACCGTTAGACTGCCCAGCTAATAACTGATTGTAATACTCTTCCGTAATTTCTACCGAACCTTCCTGGTATTCGTCATAGAATCCTTGTTTCCAATATTTCATAATTTATAATTTTTAAAGTTTCCAACGTCCTATTGCAAACCATGTAAAATCCCAGCTAGTCCAAACGATAGCCGGAGTTGAATTTATTCCACGGGCAAGAATTATAATATATGATTTATTCTTATTATTAGGGTCATAACCCGGAGCATACACAAATGGTTCACTTGTGACGTTTAACCCTGCAGTAAGATAAACATTGTAATTAGTATCATAGAAGCTGGTAGGAAAATACAGGCTAATTGCACCCGTTGCTCCAGCTCTTGTTCCCCATTGCATCAATAGCCCATTTGAATATTTTACATATCCATTTTTTGCTTTTTCATTCCATAGATTTTGTGATTCTAATTGTATAGCATTAGTCCCGAGAGAACTTTGCCAAATTACAAGCAATAAAAGTAATACCAATTTTCTACTAAATCTATCCATAATCAAATTGATGTTATAATATTTCTATTTTCAACGACCTATAGCTATCCAGTCAAATGAACGAGTACTACTTCCTACGGTTATACTATTATCTGCAAGTAGAAACTTTCGCATGACATCTACATAAGATGCTGATTTATTATACGGTAAAGCAGTATATAATGTATGTTCATTAGATACTGTCTCCATCGTAGTCACAAATTGATAGGAGGCATCATGAAAAGAAATAGGGAACCATATAGTTGCACTTCCAGCTGATGAATTAGTTAAATGCCCCCATTGAATTAGTAGGCCATCTTCATATTTTCGATAACCGTTTTGTCCCAAATTTTGCTCTTTAATTTGCGCAGATTTTGTCCCGAGAGAACTTTGCGCAAAAACGATTATAAAAAAGACTACCAATTTTCTACTAAAGTTATACATTCTTATTTCAATGTTATAATTTATTTCATAATTTCCAACGCCCAATAGCAAGCCAATCAAAAGTTTCTTGTGATAATCCAGTACTCCCTCCAGAGGCGTAATTTCTATTAATACAAAATCGGCTAACTGTTTTAGTTGAATCATCAATAGGTGATGCGGAATAAACACCACTGTCAGATGAAGGCTTGTAAACTGTTGCAAATATCTTATAACTTTTATCAAAAAATGATGTAGACATAGTTATGGTGTAGCTAACAACTGAAGAACCTGAAACTTTTCCCCATTGGATTAACAGTCCATTTGGAAACTTACAGTAACCATTCTGTCCGAGGTCCTGTGTCGTAACATTGGAAAAATCTTTCAACGCACAATTTGTTCCGAGAGAACTTAGGTGAATTAAACTACATTTTGAGTGATTTCTTTTAATATTTTCCATTTTGATTTATTTCGTGACAATGCTGTTGATGTTGTGTGTAATATATTATTTTATCAATGATTCGTCTATCATTTCCTTACTTTTATGCCTATTATTCAATACATTTCTATTTGACGTTTATATTTTAGGATATAATTCTAAGGACATGATAAGTTTATATAATGGTGATAAGGAAATAAAAATCGAAGTAAAGGATGAAAGCTACTCTTATGAAGCTATCATGGGAGAAGATACACTCACTTTGTATTTTTCTCATCCGGGGTATATTGAAATTCCGGTTGGCTCCTGGTGTGATTTCTACGGAAAACGGTATTCCCTCAAAAAAGACAGCAATTTCAAGAAGAACGGTGAACGTAACTTCGAATACACTCTGATTCTGGAAACTGGGAAGGCTGATGCTATGCTGTGGAAAGTACGTCATACCGTTGACAGAAGCATTAAATTCTCATATACAGCCAAGGCACATGAACACCTACGTCTACTCGTTGAGAACCTGAACCGTCGGAGTACCGGTTGGAAAGTCGGTGATTGCATTGAGGGAACGGAAAAAGTAATCAACTACAATCACACCTATATTCTTGATGCTTTCAATCAACTTGCAGAACTATATGAGACAGAATGGCAGATCACTGAAGAAACGGTTGAAGGAAAACAAATTAAGACTATCCATCTGCGTAAAGTTGAGTATAACAAGGAGAACCCTTTGAAACTGTCGTATGGTAAAGGCCACGGCTTCAAGGTCGGTGTTGGTAGGACTTCTGGGGATATACCACCCGAAATAATTTTGGTAGAAACTACAGATCGCAATATTGATTATTCTACATACGGATCTAAATACCTGTTACTTCCAAAGAATAAGACTCTTGTTTACGAAGGGAGAACGTATAAGACAGATGCGGATGGAACTTGTGTCATGCGTGCTGATAAAGAACTTACAACAGCAAAGGAAGATAGTCTGGACTGTACAGCTATTTATCCTTCCCGTGTTGGTACTGTTAGTTCTGTTATTGAAGTGAACAAGGAGAATAACTTCTTTGACTTTGTAGATAAAGACATTCCTGAAGAGTTGAATTTCGAAGATTGTCTCATAGCAGGAGAAACAATGACGGTTATTTTCCAGACTGGTATGCTTACAGGCAAGGAGTTCGAAGTAAAGTATATCCATGAAGCGAAAGACAAGAAAGAGGCACGTCGATTTGAAATTGTTCCGCAGGAAATTGATGGTATTACTATGCCAGAGCCGGAAGTCTGGCGACCGAAGGTTGGTGATACATACGCAGTGTTCGGAATGCAATTGCCGAAGGCTTATATCTGTAACGATAGCACACAAACGGGTGCGAGCTGGGAAGCTTTCAAGGAAGCTGCTAAATACCTCTATGAACATGAAGATAAAGCATTCATATTTACCGGGACATTGGACGGTATTTGGGCTAAAAAACGCTGGTTGGAGATAGGCGGAAAGATTGTGCTAGGTGGATATGTAAACTTCTCTGATACACAGTTTCATCCGGAAGGTTCTCTTATCCGGATGATTGGAATCAAACGTTTTGTGAATAATCCGTATTCACCCGAAATTGAATTGTCTAACGAACCGATAGGTACGTCTGTGTCAAGTGATCTGAACAAGATAGAAACTAACGAGGTGACAGTTATTGAGAAGCATAAGGACGCTTTACAATTCACTAAACGTCGTTTCCGTGACGCAAAGGAAACGATGTCTATGCTTGAAGATGCACTGTTGAACTTCTCCGGCTCCGTCAATCCGATAACCGTTTCAACCATGCAACTGCTTGTCGGAGACGAAAGCTTGCAATTTCGTTTTGTCAATTCAAAAACGAATCCGGTTCAGGTATCTCATAATATTACTTTCAATACAAGTACAAAGATACTGAACGCTCCGGCAGGAATCCTTCAGCATTTGACACTCGGTATTAGTTCTCTTTCTTCTTCTCATAAGGCAGATGAATACAAGTACTGGGACATGGCTAACTATGATTCTCCGGTACTCATTGACCCGGACAAAAAGTATTATCTATATGCTAAAGTTGGCAAGGAGAATCAAGCCGGAACATTCCTCTTGAGTGAAACAGCTATTAAAATGGAACAGATAGCTGGATATTATCATTTACTCACCGGAGTGCTTAACAGCGAGTATGAAGGTAGTAGAAGTTTTGTTCAGCTATACGGATTTACTGAAATTCTGCCGGGCCGCGTAACAACAGAAAGAATCCTTTCTCCGGATGGTGATACATATTTCGATCTAGTAAAAAGTGAGATCGGCGGTAACATTCAAATAAAAGCAGGTTCTTCCGGATTGGAAAATCTGTCTGAATGGGAAGCTGCTCATCAGGAAATAAAGGATGCAGCTAAAGCGGCCAAGGATACTGCTGATTCAGTGGAAGGACTTCATAATTATGTAGATGGAGCCTTCGCTGACGGAATTATAGACGAAGCAGAAGCAAAAACTATTGAAAAGTATATCAATACTGTCAACAATACCAAACAAGCTATCGAAGCAACTTACAATAAACTCTACACAAATGTTTATTTATCCGGTCCTGCAAAGATTGGTTTGCTCAATGCTAAAGTTAGCTTAATGGGGAGTATTGAAAGCCTGATTAATACTATCAATGCCGCAATTTTCGACGGATTTACAACATCTGAAGAAAAGAAAGACGTGGATAATAAATTCACTCTTTTCAATTCTGCCTATGCTGATTTTAATACTGCTGTTGAAGCCGCTAATAAGGCTATACAGGACAAGCTAAAGGATTATTCGGATGAAGCACTGAAACAGGCAATGCAGGCTTTAGAGGATGCTGCGGATGCTGCTAAGGCTGCGCAGGATGCTGCAACATCAGTTGAAGGCTTGCATGACTATGTAGATGGCGCATTTGCGGATGGCATTATAGACGAGGCGGAAGCTAAAGCGATTGAGAAATACTTAAATACAGTCGGAAATACGAAATCTGCTGTTGAAGCTACATATAGCAAACTATATGTGAACGCTTATCTGGAAGGCTCTGCTAAAACAGATTTACTTAATGCCAAGGTTTCTTTGTCAGGTGCAATTGACAATCTTATTGCTGCAATAAATACAGCTATTGCAGATGGACAAACGACTATTGAGGAAAAAAAGAATGTAGATGATAAGTTTACTCTATTCAACTCTGCTTTAGCTAGTTTCAATACAGCCGTTGAAGGAGCAAACAAAGCCATACAAGACAAACTGAAAAGCTATTCAGATGAATGTACAGCTGATCTGAAAGTGCTCAATACTCAAATCTCCGCACAAGTAACTCGAGTTGACAGCCTGACGCAGCGGATAGATACTGCCGGGTGGATAACGACTTCCGACGGTAATAAGATATATGCTTCTAAAGAACTGGAAAACGGTAATACGCTTATATCTTATATCAACCAGGCGGCCGGAGAGACTACGATTCACTCATCTAAAATTAATTTGGAAGGTGCTGTTACAATCACCGCACTGCATAGTGATCTGCAGACAATGATTAACTCCAAGATTGATCGAGACGGATTGGGTAAATTGGCATTTGAGGATGCAGTTGAATATGCAAAACTTGGTACTACCATTGTTGTAGGTGGATATTTGAATACTGACTATATCCGTGTGAAACGTATTGATGCGGACGGCGCAAAGGTTGGAGGATTCACTATTGATAACGGTCGGTTAGTCTGGAAAGCGGGTGATTATTTCGGGGATATTTCCCGCAGTCTGAAATTGGGATATAGTACCACCTCGAAAGAAGGTGTAGTGCATGTTACTTTCAATCCAGCCACGGATGGTAATTTCGGTATTTCCGCTATTGGGGCTGGTTTTGGAGGAAGTGCTGCTATTTATGGTTCTACCAATCTTAAGACTCCTAAATATCCCGATAATTACATTTATGCGGGTTTCTTCGATGGCAACGTAAGGGTACTAGGAGATGTAACGGCAAATGGATTCTTTCCGAGTGATGGCAATGGGAGTTATTGGTCTGTTATTTCAGATAGCACAATTACACTTTTAGATCCTTCTACACGAGGAAAGACTTTGCATATAGTAAAAGGGTTAATCGTTGAAATAAAATAAAAATTATGAAAGTAAATCTAAACAGAAACTTACTCGACTTTAGAGGTCGGGAGTTTGTCGAATTGGTGAATGGTAAGGAAAGTAAGAAATCTCTTCGTGATTTGGTGGCAGAGGCATTATTTGCAGCAGGCTCTAATCCACAGAAGAATATGGAAACTTCCAAGAAATTACGAGCATATAAAATGCTACAACAGATTATTAACAATCGTGGAGTACTTGATATTGAAACGGAAGATGCTGCTCTATTAAAAGAAATTTGTGGAGAGTATCTTACTGCAGGTACATACGGACAAATTTATGATTTAATAGAAGGAGGAAACAAGGAATGAACATCACAGCAACTAACAGTACTGCAACAACTAAGGTTACAGACACTATCAGAGTTAAATACAGAATGTCAACCCGTGGTACCGAAGCGGTGAAAGATATTACTGCCGAGATTGTCAAAGATGAAACGACTGTCGGCTTCTTCAATATTTCTCGAAATGGAGTAACTGGATTCTCGCTACATGAGGATCATGGGCTAACCTCTGGCGAAGTGAAACAAGTATTTCAGACAGCTATTGATGATTGTAGCGAGGTATTAAAATAAAGTATTAATATTTTAGATAAAAATGATATGGATTATTTCAAAAACTTACTTATTGGATTGGTTACCGGCATAGCTGCTTATCTCAATCCTATTTCTGGGGAGATCAAAAGTCTTATTGCTGTATTTGCCCTCAATTTCATTTGCGGGCTACTTACTGCACTCCTTATCAATCATGAGAGTTTTTCTTTTAAAAAGGCTTGGAGGTGTATCGTAGAAGCAACTATTTTCTTTGCCTTGGTTAGCTGCATCTACTTTATTGGTGAACACAAAGGAAATCCGGAAGGTGCGCTACAATGTGTTTCATTTATTACGTATAGCGTTTTCTATTTCTACGGGGTGAACATTCTAAGGAATATCAAAGAAATTCTACCCAACTCTAGCAATGGCCATAAGGTAGTAGCTTTCTTGCACTATGTATTAAGTGTTGAGTTTATAAAGAATATTCCCTATTTAACGAACTATCTACAAAAAGGAGATACCAAATGATTGAAGTATTGGAGTTTATTTTTCAAGATTTTTGGCATTGGCTAGGATCTGTTATTATGATAGCTATCATTTGCAATATCAACTTGATTAAAGTTGGCCCAATAACAAATAAAAAGGAGGATAAGAATGAAAACTATTGATGCAATTATCATCCATTGTTCGGCAACACGTGCCGGACAGGATTTACGAGCCAAAGATATTGACCGGATGCACCGGGCTCGAGGATTCAATCAAATCGGTTATAACTTCATTGTTGATCTTGACGGAATAGTTGAGAATGGGCGACCGTTAGGCATTGATGGAGCACATTGTAATACCAAAGGATTTTCAAAGTCCTCGTATAATAAGCATAGTGTTGGCATCTGTTATATCGGAGGCTTGGACGCATCTGGAAAACCTGCAGATACACGTACTCCAGCTCAAAGGACAGCACTACGCGAATTGGTCGCGAAGCTCTGTAAGGAATACCCTATAATTGAAGTACTCGGACACCGTGATACTTCTCCGGATCTGGACAGCAGCGGAGAGGTAGAGCCAAAAGAATATATTAAGGCGTGCCCCTGCTTCGATGTCAGGAGTGAATTTTCTAATTTTCTTCGTAATACAGTGATCCGGCCATGAAAGCGCTAATCTATATAACCATATTCCTGATGTTGGGAATATGGTTTACCTCCTGCAAGACTTCCCGGAATATGGAAACTCAAAAGCAGGTAGACTATTCCGGTGAATTGAGTCGTATTCAAAGTATAATTGAATCACTACGGCTGGATGTGAATAAGCAGACGAAAATTACTACTGACAAATTGAGTGATCTGAAAATTGAGAATAAAACTGTTTATTTGTCGCTTCCGGATTCGACCGGAAAACAGTATCCAGTCAAAGAAAGTACTACCACCGCTTCCAAACAGGAGCAAGAACGAACAGAAGCTGATGAAATATTATCTATTGCCTTGCAACAGTTCTCTAATAGATTGGGTTCATTGGGAAACAAGATAGATGCTGTACTGAATCAAAAAGAGAAGATAACCGAAATATCTTGGTGGGATCTACATAGAGATAAGGTATATATAAGCACCATTATTATAATCATTGTCAGTTGGCTTGTATATAGAATAAGAAAGAAATAACTTTTAAACCCACAAAAAAATCAACGCATCTATTTACGAAAGCCATAGCATTTTCTTCAGCATTTGATTTGCACCATTGACTAAGGGATCCCTTCTATTTGAAAACATTATTTCATTCAAACTCTCTCTGGCGTATCTTTAAATTACACTAATGATAAAATTACATTTATACTAGAATAATCATTTCATCTCACAAAGGAATATATAAAAATGAGCAGATTGAAGTATTTATCATTAATTCTCATTTATAAAATGTAATGAATTATCTCACTATTTTTTTAATCAAATTATTTTAGTTGAAATAAAAGAATCTCAAAATGTATTGTTTAGTCTAATATAAGTATTATATTTGTCCAAAATCTTGTATATGGGTATAAAAAAGGGCACATATAAATTTAAAAAATTTCTAAAAAATAGAGCTAAATCTTTCGCTAAAAGAAAATCTCATTTTAATGATAGAAAATGCATGAGGTTGATTTCTAAAGCTAAAGGCTTATCTTATATACATAGACCTGGACGTGCATACAAAAAATGCATTCGGAAAAAAGAATATAAAATTTCAATTCCTCAAAATTTCCAATTGTTTGAGAATCGAAGTGAGGTTATTCCTTTTTTATCTGATTTGCTTGAATACAGACTTAATCATCGTGTAAAAACTATTAATTTGGAATTACAGGATATAAAATTTATAGATTCTGGTGCTATTTGTATGTTACTTTGTGTCGTAAATCATTTAGCACTTTATCAAATTAGAGTACAAGGTGATGTGCCATTAGATGAAAAATGTAAAAAAGTATTTATCGAATCAGGATTTTTGAATTATATGAAAAACGAGGATGGGCTACCTTACCAAATAAATTCTCCCAATTTGATTGTAAAAGCTGGGAAAAATACAACTGGTAATAAAAATATATCTATGGCCATAAAGAAGTCTATGGAGTTTCTACTATCCACACCTCGTAGATACCAACCTGCATATACTGTTGCTATGGAGATCTGTTCAAACTCAGTTGAACATGCTTATACTTCTCATGCAAAAAATTGGTTATTAAGTGTTCATCAAAATGATAATAATACTGTCACTTTCACAATGACAGATACTGGTCAAGGAATTCTTAAAACCTTAAAGAAAAAGTTTAAAAGAGAAATCGAAAAGGTTATTCTTAATAAGAATGATTGTGATATTGTATTTAGTGCTTTTCAAAGAAAATACGGTTCTTCCACAGAAGAAATAAACAGAAATAGAGGATTGCCTTGCATTTTGGATAAGTTTAATAATGGATATATTAGTAAATTAAAGGTTATTACAAATAACGTATATTTAGATTTTGAAAATCAAACAAATAATAAAATATTGAACAAACCTTTTCCAGGCGTGTTATTTTCTTGGGTTGTTAACATTGATTGTATTAACAAATTCGATAATTTAAATTAACAAATATATGACAATAAGTATTTTATCTGATTTTAATGAATCACCAGGGCCAAGATACTGTAAACAGGGCAAAGCTTCTGGAGAAGAATTCTATCACAAAATTCTAAATTCTAAATTTGCTGATGCAATAAAAAGCAAGCAAAAGCTTCAATTGAATTTGGATGGTACTGATGGGTATATGTCATCTTTTTGGGATGAAGCTATCGGAAATCTAGTTTTTGACTTTTCAAGTCAAAAAGTAAATGAATATTTGGAAATTATATCTAAGGAGGAGCCTGTTTGGAAAGAACTAATTTTTAAGAGTATTATTCCTGAATGGGAAGAACGAAGGATAAAGAATGATACTCCCAAAAAAACATCGCAAAATGACCATAAAGCCTGGTTTAGATTAGTAAATGGACAACTTGAGCAAAAAATATGGATTTCATCGTCTGTTGTATAATGTCATCGGTTAATTGGGCTGATTGGGTATCAATCATTGTTGATATAATAACAGGTTGTGTAATAGCCTGGATATTAGCTGCTGTTGTACCTAAAAAAATGAATGATGATAGAGCATTAAAAGATTTTTATATAAATGAATTAAAAACTATTAAAGATGAATATAATGATTTATGTAAGGTGATAGCCTTAGGGAAAAGTAATTCCATAATGATAAAAGAGACTTTTAAACAATTGAGTATGAAATTATCTGATATTGAACGTAGTATAAACAAACAACTAAGAACTGATGTTAATGTAAATGCCTTTCTTACAAGGACACAAACTCTAGTAACTGGCACTGAAGAGATTAACAATCAATACGATTCCGACAATATTGTATTTTCACCATCAACAAGAAACCGGATATTTGAATGCCAAGATATATTTAACAAGAATATGATTTCAGCTATTTCTTCTGCCAATAGTGCAAATAGGAGATAACGATTTAAATAATTAGGCGGTTACTTCATTAGCAACCGCTTAATCTCATTTTCTAGTTCTTTTTTCATACCCTAGATATTTTTTATAAACAAGGAAACGCAGAGTTTGCTCACCACAGATACTCGTTTTTAATTATAAATAGTTTTTTCCCAATCATCTAGTACTGTTACATCCCACTTAGGAAGATCCAGGTTAATATAGGTAACAGATTTACCATATACAGAGAAACTCTTCCCGAGAAACTCGCTAATAGCCTCATCTTCTCCTTTCTGCAGGCAGATATTCATAAAGATATGCATTTCATCCCAGTTGGTAGGTCCGATGAATAGAGATTCAATGAGCCTACCTTTAACAGGTACACCGATAACTTGCTCTTTTATCCTATCAACTAATGATACTGCTTCTTCAAATGTCATACTTGTAATTTTAGAGCAAAGATATAAAAAATAGATGCCCTCTCCCCTATCATATAAAAGCTATTTCAATCTGTGGAATTTCAGTATTACAAATTTCAATTCTATTAAGAAAGATATTTTCGTAATTCTTCGATTGCCTGTGATGCACTTCGAACTACCACATACTTATTACGACATGATTCCGCTTGTTTTTGAAACTCTTTCTGTTCTTCTGACTGTTTCCCTACCCTCGTTTTAAACTCTATGCAGAGAGAAGCAAAACCCTTTTTGGGAATAAGTACGATCACATCAGAAACACCAGGCTTTACTCCTTGACGTTTCAGGTTAGCAGCTTCACGTATATGACGGCTTCCACCGTTCGGAACGGCAAATATAAGTTTGTCAGGTATATTAGGGAAATATAGAGGAATAAGTTTAAAAAACTCTGTTTGTATGCAAGCTTCCTCATTATTATGTACTTCTTTTGAACGTGGAGGATTACGCTGATCTGCATAGCAATTATAACACATAAAGTCGGTACCAGTTTTAATAACCGATACCGTTTCTCTTCCACATAAAATGCACTTTTCTTTAGTCATTATTCAAAATAAGCTAAATTGTATTGGTCTTCTACCTACTACTGCTATCGTTCTCTCATGAATTGGGCACTGCGAAGCATAGGGACATCTCCCTGACATAGCAGAAAGATGCGCTCCATGCCATTCATCCCAATCTGTTACATTATTAGCAGAGAGGAAAGTTATCAGTTTCATGCAGCAGAAGCCACGTTCTTTCTCTTGACCTCCTGCAACTTCGAATAATCCATTACTCTGTGGACGTTTCATTCAATTCTATTCTGTTATGAATTAGTGTAAACACCTTCATCACAATTCTCAATGCGTGACTGACATTCACTTACTACCTCTTTTAAAATCTCCGCACACTCTTTATTTGAGTAGTTTTGCAGCAATTCATCGATATGCTGCATTATATCATTTACTTCCATACGCTTTCTTTGCCATTTTATTGATTAACTTTATTGTCTTATCACTCAATTTGCCATTAGCGGTTGTAACGTGCTGAATGGACTTATGCAATTGGATTCTATTCATATCTAAATTGATTTGAACTATGCGGTAAACAAGAATCTACCGCATAGCAGATTTATTATTTA